ACATTAATTCAAAATAATTCTTGGATTTCTGAAAATTATTAATTATTATAGTATTGTATGATAGTTGATGATATTCAAGAACTAGATGTAATATTCGATTACATGAAAGATAAAACGGTGCTCGTAGTACCCATTCTTTCCGACCATAAATTACACCCAATCATAAATAATATATCGTGTATATACATATATACAGAAGACGGCGTAGAGCGCATCATTCCTATGCAACATACCGAACAAATACGGGGCTTTAAAGACCAGTTAATCCGCTTTCTCAACTTAGAATCTATCTTTGTCCATGACAAAAAGGTATGGTTACAACTGGGCGGTAATGATGCCGTATACGATGTCAAATCTTTGTGGTGGTACACGTATAATGAGGCATATGATGAGAATTATTATTATACAAGTGCACATCATTTTTATTGGAGAAGACATACCAATTTAAACCATATTAATGCAGTAGTTCCACTAATGCAACATCTAGAAATGTGCCAGAAAATTCGCAAGTATGCTTGGCCAATGATTATCAATTCAAAATTAACTACATCATACAATCAATTTAATTCTATATATCCAAAACTTTTTGCTGAAATTGAATCTAACGGGATGCAGGTTACTGGGTCGTTCAAAATGAATGATTTAATAACGGATGGTCGAGTTTATTCTCAATATCACTATCATACAACAACAGGGAGGCCATCCAATGCATTCCGAGGATTCAACTTTGCAGCAATGAATAAAGAAGATGGCACAAGAGATTCATTTTGTAGCAGATTTGAAAATGGTGCATTAATTGAAATGGATTTTGATGCTTATCATATTAGACTGATAGCTAGGTTAATTGGATATGATTTACCACCCACATCAGTTCACCGATATTTTGGTAAGCAATATTTTGGGAAAGAAGAATTGACAGATGAAGAATATGAAAAGAGTAAACAAATAACATTTAGATTGTTATATGGAGGAATTGATAAAGAATTTTTGAGTATTCCATTTTTCGGAGAAGTAAATAAATATATAAGTGAACTTTGGGCCGATTGGAAAAAACAAGGAGTTATATATACTCCCGTTGAAAGAAGACCTATTAATTCAAGCACATTTCCAGATATGACAAAAAATAAATTGTTTAATTATTATTTACAAGCATTGGAAACTGAGTTTTCGGTTAGAAGAATGATGCAAGTACAAAACACATTAAAAGATTATAAAACCAAATTAATATTATATACTTATGACTCATTATTATTTGATGTTCCGGTTACCGAGGCAAAAGAAGTATTAATTAAGGTTAAAAACATTCTCCAAGGCGGAGATTTTCCGGTTAAATGTAAAGTCGGAAATATTTATAGTAAAATGAATAATATATCGTTATGAATAAAGTAAACGAAATTTTAACAGAGTGGACATATCAGTTAGAATCAGGATACCCAAAAAAAGATGAAGATTATATAGTGTTGCAAAATATATTGCAAGAATCCACTGATTTTGATCAATCCAAAATACACCAAATAGTTGATAGAGCTAGAGGGTTACAGGAAGATGATTTTAGTAGCCCCCACCCGGCCGACTTTATGGACTCTGAAGAATCATTTTCTAATTTTTTATATCAACATTATGTATATAAAAATCAAGAGATTCAAAATTTAAATGAATTATATAATAGGTTAATGAAAACAACAAATTCTGATGTATTTGATATTATATCTAATATTAAAACACCAACACCCGGCTATACGTTAACACGAGATAACATAGAAATTAAAGGCGCGGCTTTAGAACTATATAATATATGTAAAGTTATTAAAATACCAGGTGGTCATTGGTCCGAATTGTTTTTTGCTTTTGTGTTTAATGGCAAAGTAAAATCAAATACTTATGGAGATCAAAATGAAATAAAAACAGATGTTATATTAACAAATCCCATAGCAAACGTTTCAGTTAAAGCATATTCAAAAACTAATTATGATTGTGGAACGTTACCGAAAGGTGCATATCCTAAATTAAAAAAATTCATAGCATTAGGAGAATTGTTAACAGGAATTGATATGGAATCATCATCTATGTCGACAATCGATATAAATAAAATATTAAACTCATTGGCGTCAGAGCATTTACAAGATGAAATAAAAGATATATTGAAACAACAAGATTCTAGTTTTGCATTGATGCGAAATGCTGCACAGCGAATTAAAAATATAATAGGGGATACATCTCCAGATTATTTAGAAAATATTATTGATTCATTTTGTAACGATTTAGATGAAACATTAAAAATTGCATTTGTTGATATAATCGATTGGTGGGCGTTATTTAACACAAGTAACAATACATTATTTCTTCGTCCTTCGAGTGAAATATATGAAGCCGTACGTTGTAAAACAGATGGTGACAGAATATCTTCAGCAATACCTAATTTTCATCAAGGCAAAGTATGGTTAAAAGGAACATCAGTAGGAGTTACTTCAGCTCAATATAAAGATGAAGGATAACTAGTGAAAACACAACTTCTTTGCACATTTGCTCATAGAAATAATTTAGATATAGTAACAGAATATATCAAACAAAATTTTACAATACCAGAGCATAGAATATTTGTATTTGCAAATAATGAAATAAGAAGTGAATTGTATTGTACATTTAATGCCGAGGATAATGGATTTCGAGGAAAAAACACAATAAGTATACACCGAAAGAAAGAGACAAATACACTTTATACGGTTAATGCTTTAAACGAAGTAATAATGAATCTAAACAATGGAATACTAGATAAAAGTATGTTATTACCTTGGGAGAATTTTGAAAATTCATTCTTGCTAACTAACGAGGATGGATATAAGCGAGTTGAATTGATATTTGTAAAAAGAATTAGTTTTTAAGTTATATTTATATTATATATATTTATATTAAATAATGGAGTAAAATAAAATCATGAAAAGAAATATATTAGCAGAAAATATGAGGCGGTTCAATACTAAGAATTTAAAAGAGTATGAAAAGAAACATGGATCAAACCAAAACCCAGATAGACATAAAGTCAACATCGACGATATTGATGCACACTCACTTGAATTTGAAGATATCGACCCACAAGACTATCCAGATTTTGTAGATTCGTATATATCATATGCAGAATTCGAAGACGGCACACCATTAAATGACGAACAAATGGATTGGGTAATGGATAATGCTGGAGATTGGGTATACGATCGACTTCAGGATTATTTACACTAAAGATAAAATAAAATTATGGCATATCTTAGAGCAAATTTTCAAGACTCATATGGGACAACTAATGACAACGCTTACACTCATATCCACAGTTACAAAGTAAATGTAGTAGATGGAAGTGCTAAAATAACTCTTGTTACTTATGTTTCCCAAGAAGCAAAGGAAAATGGATTCAAACCAATTTCAACTGAAGTGCAAAAAATCACAGGTGCAGAATATGAAACAATGTTTGGTGAGGAGAGTACTGTTATGGGAGGTCAGGGACAAATGGAACAATCCTTGCAATCCCACACACTTAGTAACTTCTATACATCATTAAATGAAATGGATAATTGGAGTGGGGATAATATTACAAACCATTATGAAGATCCATGGACAAATCCTGAGGAATCCGATTGGGTAGATTATAACCTTATAGCAACAATGTTGTTATCAGCTTACTCGGAGGAAAATACAGATGCTATAACAGAAATATTAGATGAAAAATTTCCTTCATTGGGGGAAGAAGAACAAACACTACCAGTTCGTTTAGCCACACATAAATGGATATTATATGATTCTATTAGAGTGAATGATGGTGAGGGTTCATATTCTGATGCTTTAATTGCCTATATAGAGAGTTTAATGACAGAGAATGAAGGAGAAGATGCAAGCGAAGAAGAAGTAGCCAACCCATTGGTAGATGTTAAATTTAATATTATAAAAAATGAAGAGGGACAAGTAGAGATTCAATATAAGTCACCTTACCCATTAAACGGATTTGATATAATATTTAGACAAGGATTTATTTTCGATATTGCAGAATATACAGGTATAGCAGTAGATAATGGTTTTTCAATTCAAGACTATGTTGAAAATGAGAACCAATATAATTTAATAGGTTTTAATATTTCAGGAGGAGAACTTCCTGAAAGCCCCGATGTTTGGCTTACATTTATAAAACTTAACTACTCCGGAGATGAAGAGATTGATAGTAATGAAAATAATCCTATAGCTTGTATTAAATTTACTTCGAACGAAAGCATAAATCAAGGATTCACTGATGGAACTACATTGGATTGGAATGCAGATGGTGAAATTAATATTATAGACGTAGTATCCTCATTATCATCATTTAACAGAGAGGGTGATAATTTAAACCAAATCAAACATTTCCCGGAAATTAATCCTAATTTATTATTACACTCTAACATGGGAACCTTAGAATTTATTGTTGGGGTATTAAACAATACATTAGGGGTGATTGACGGACCTAATTACCCTTCATTTATTATATTGGGTGATTGTGAGAATGTTTCCACGGAATGGGTAGTTAGTGAAGGAGAAGGTGAAGGCGAAGGAGAAGGAGAAGTTACTACCGGAGAAGTTCTTGAAATATTAGACCCAATTCCAGATGCTACAGACGCTACAACATTTGTTATTGATACAGAAGAATTTATAACGGTAACAACAAGAATGGTTGATTCATATAGTGATGCCTGGAACGGTGACGTACAAGCCAAATTCACAAATATTATAACTGGTGAAGTATATTATATTGCAATAGGACCACCAACTGAAACTGATATAGAAGTGGTATCTGTTCAACTTCCTGCAGGAACGTATGGAGTTTACATGGATGGAGGTGATTATGACTATCCTGATGAAAATTCAATGACAATCGTACTTGATGAGGAAACATTATTAGAAATCCCTCAAGGATCATTCCCTGCTGGGCCAGGTCTTTACTATGGACAAACAGCTGAAGGAGAAGGAGAAGGCGAAGGAGAAGGCGAAGGAGAAGGCGAAGGAGAAGGAGAAGGTGAAGGAGAAGGTGAAGGATAGCAGAAAATATGAGAAAAAAAATGAAAAAAAATATACTAGCAGAAAATATGCGGAGATTCAAAACTAAGAATTTGAATGAAATTGGAAATTTTCACGACCCCCGAATGTCAAGTGGAAACTTTGACCATTTAACTCCTAATCCAAAATGGGATATAAATGTAAATTATGTACAAATAGACACAAATTTTCATGATGTAACTATGCAAAAACAAGGAACATTAGATAGTCATTTTTTGGAAGAAGTATTAGGAGATCTTGAAGCATACCTTGAAGATCAAAATATTACAGGTGACGATGGCCACCCTTCATATGATATAACTAGATTTGTATCTGACATAAAACTTGATTGTGAAATTAAAATGGGTAAAGATGAAATAGATTTAACTATCGAATTAGATCCAGATGGAAGCATTAAATATGTCGACATAGGTGATGAGCCATTAGCAGAAAAATATGGAATCACCGATGAGTCAGTTATGAAGCACTTAGAAGCAAAAGGAATATAATGAAATTAAAATCACTATTAAACGAAAAATATTTAGGCTTTGGAAATCAAGGCAAAAAACCTATCGTCCAGGAAGATCAACAAATAGACGATGCTGTTAAACAAATAGTAAATAAATTAATTAGCATTAATATAATAAACCCAGCCGATAGAAGAAGAGCAGAGCAAGCATTAGATATAGAATTAAGTGGAATTAGATTTGGCGGAGGATTAGAAGATACAAAATTTGATAGCACCGGTATAGAAGATAAAATCAACCCAGGAAATACTGAAGATGATCAAGCGAAAAAAGATGATTATGAGTGGAGAATGCAGAACTTTTAAAATAATTAACGAATAACTTTGGATTAACGATTATGAAAAAAAATATACTAGCAGAAAATATGAGAAGATTCAATACTAAGAATTTGAATGAACAACCAAAAAATTTAGACTTAGCTCAAAAAGCATATGATAGAATATATGACTTTACATCTGATTTTCATGGAGATTATCCTTTAAATTATTTAGACAAATATATGCCAGACGAACTAAATATAGTTGCTGACAAATTTTTTGATGATCCAAATTTACTTTCAGCCGATGAAGACAAAAAACTAGCAGATTTTTATAATCAAATTGCTGATGAATTAGCAAATGAACTTAAATATAGTTAAAAAAACTTAACGAATAACTTTGAATTAACGAATTAATTACATATATTATAATTAATAACTAAACAATATAAACAATTAACTAATAAAGGAGTAAAAAATGAGTTTAGATTTAGACGCCATAAAGGCAAAACTTACACAATTAAACAAGACAGACGACAGAAGAAATAATCTTTGGAAACCCGAACCAGGTAAACAAACGATTCGAATTGTACCTTATGTACATCGCAAAGAAAACCCGTTCCTAGAAATGTATTTTCATTATGATATCGCAAAGCGTAGTATGCTTTCGCCTATCACATTTGGCAATGCAGATCCTGTAGTAGAATTTGCTGAAAAGCTTAAGAAAACAGGTGATAAAGACGAATGGATAATGGGTAGAAAAATCGAGCCAAAGATGAGAACTTATGTTCCTGTTATTGTTAGAGGTAAAGAATCTGAAGGAGTTAAATTTTGGGGGTTTGGAAAAACCGTATACTCAGAATTGCTTTCAATAATTTCAGACCCAGACTACGGTGATATTACCGACCTAATGAATGGTAGAGATATTACAGTAGAATTTACACCAGCAGAAGGCACTGAGAGGTTTCCAAAAACTTCAATCAGAGTCAAGCCAAATACTTCGGCAGCAACTGAAGATAAAGGCGTAGCTGAAAAAGTCATGAATCAAATAAAGATTACAGACTTATTTCCCGAGCCAACTTATGAAGAATTAGAACAGGCACTAGCAGATTGGATGAATCCAGAAAATGCTGATTCAGATACTACGACACCAACAACCAATGGTGTAGCAAAAACTGAAACTACTACTAAAACTGAACCTAAAAAGACAGCTGATGTAGCAACTGCATTTAATGATTTATTTAATCAATAGGAGTCTGTACCATGGCGAAGAAAAAGAGCGAACTGGAAGACTCGTTAGCTGAAACACTAGCTGCAAGTATCAATAAACAGTTCAAGGGTCAAAATTACAAAACTGCATTCTTTCTAGATGGAGATGAAGATGCACCTACAAATGTGCATGAATGGATTTCATCTGGGTGTTCAATGCTAGATTTGGCCATTTCAAATAAGCCAAACGGAGGTTTTCCTGTTGGTAGAATTACCGAAATAACAGGACTAGAAGCTTCAGGTAAATCATTACTTGCAGCCCACACCTTAGCAGAAACACAAAAGAGGGGCGGATTAGCAGTTTATATTGACACTGAATCCGCAACTAGCTCTGAATTCTTAACAGCAATAGGAGTTGATTTAAAATCAATGCTATATGTTCCAATGGAAACAGTTGAGGAGATATTTGAAACTATCGAAACAATTGTAGACAATGTAAGACTATCAGACAAAGACCGATTGGTAACAATCGTGGTAGATTCAATAATGGGAGCATCTACAAAAATCGAAATGGCAGCTGAATATGATAAAGATGGCTATGCGACATCAAAATCTATTATTCTATCAAAAGCAATGCGTAAGGTAACTAACTGGATTGCAAGAGAAAGAATATGTTTAATATTCACAAATCAATTGAGAACAAAGTTAGGTGTTAGTTTTGGAGACCCATGGACGACAGCAGGAGGTAAGGCATTACCATTCCACTCATCAGTAAGATTAAGGCTGAAGTCGTTAGGACAAATCAAAGCAAAAGTAAATGGTGTAGAACAAGTGGTAGGAATAAAAACCAAGGTCACAATCGTGAAAAACAGAATGGGACCTCCACATCGTTCTATTAATTATGATATATATTTCGATTCAGGAATTGATAATTACGGAGGGTGGTTAAATATCATGAAAGACTTCAAACTAGTAAAACAAGGCGGAGCCTGGTATACTTATGAAGACGTAGATGTTAACACCGGAGAGGTTTTAGAAGAAATAAAATTTCAATCTAAAGACTTCGCTGAAAAAATAATTAACAAGACAGATATCCATAATCGATTATACAATCGAATTTGCGAAGCATATATCTTCAAATATGTAGCCGGCGTAGACGGTGGCATTGATGATGTAGTCGTAGATGAAGAAGTAATAAACGAAGAAGGATAATGAATAAGTATCAAGAATTATTTAACCAGTTACAAAAAGAAAAGGCAGATAGGCCATCGGACGTCAATGATCACATCATGATATTTGATGGTCTAAATACCTTTATTCGAGCATTCTCAGCAACTCCTTCATCAAATGAAGATGGCGATCACGTAGGAGGTATTACCGGATTTTTATATAGTATAGGAAAATGTGTAAGGGACTTTAAACCAAGTCGTTGTATTGTAGTATTTGATGGAATAGGTGGTTCTAAAAGAAGAAGAAAAATAAATAAAGATTATAAAGCAAATCGAATTAATAAAACAAAATTAAGACGACACGATCATTATGATATAACCGTCGACCAAGAACAAGAAGAAATGCGTCGACAATTTAGCAGAATAGTTTCATATTTAGATTGTTTACCTGTTACATTTTTAGCAATGGATGGAATAGAAGCAGATGATACTATAGCATATATAATTGAAATGTTTAATGAAGATTTGTTAAAACCAAAAGAAGAACAAAGTAAATTTACAATTGTTTCAACAGATAGAGATTTTTATCAATTAATTGACAATAGAATACAAGTATGGTCTCCCATTAAAAAGAAAATGTATACTACCGAGACTGTATTGGAAGAATTTGGGGTTCACCCTGTTAATTATGTAATGTATAGAACATTTACCGGTGATAAATCAGATAACATTAATGGAGTTAAAGGAATTGGGCCAAAGACATTATTAAAACATATTCCTGACTTAGCATTATCATTAGATTATACACCAGCAGACCTTCGGGGAGATTGTGTAGAAAAATTAGACGAATCTAAAACATATCAAAAAATGTTAGATAATATAGATACAATCGAAGAAAACTGGGACTTAATGAATTTAAATATTTTAGATTTTCCAGCACAAACAAAATCAAATATTCGTAACATAATACAATCACCAATAACCACATTAAATAAAGTAGAGTTTCGTAGATTATTCATGGAAGATAAAATGTGGTCTGTTATGAAAAATATGCCAGATTGGTTAAACAACACTTGGCTTTCTTTAAGTGCCTTCGCACAACAAACACATAAATAGTATTGGATTACTGTTTTTATTTTAATATAATAAGTTATGACAGATAAATTAAGTGAGTATGGTTGGTCGTTCCAAGTAAAAGTGCTTGCGGCCATGTTTATAGATCGATCATTTTTACAACAAATTGCAGATATTATACAACCTGAATATTTCGAATCAGATGCAAATAATTGGGTATTAGATGTTATATTAGATCATTTCAGAGAATATAAAACTCCACCAAGTAAAGATGTAT